TCCACGCCTCATAAACGCCGGCCCACATCTGCGTAAAGCCCCAGGAGCAGGCGATGCCCTTGCCTGGCACGATCGCCGAATAGCAAGGACCGCGCGTCTCTTGCACCTTGGCGCGCTCGAGATAGTCGGGGAATTGCTCGAGGTAGGCGCGCTCCTGCGGCCGCAGATCCATAGCCGTGACGTGATACCATTTGAACGGCACCACCGTCACGCGCGGGTATTCGTTACCGTCATCAGAAGACATCAAAATCCATTGGAGCCGTGAATTGCTGGAAGTGACTGCGCGCCGTCCCCCGCGTCAGCAACTTGTGTTCGCCGGCGCCCATCATCGTGTACGCATAGGCATCGCCAACGTGACTGTGTTCGTTCTTGTAGGGCACGTCATGGAACCGCTCATAGCCAGCGCCCATTGCGACGCGCTTGAAATAGTAGCCGCCGGCGAGCGACTTACGCAGGCGGTGACACTTGCGATCGACAAGCAGCCCCGGCCTGCCGTTGATGAGCCGCTGCATGGGCGAGGCGCCAGCCTCGCGGCGCACCATAAAATCGTTCGACGCTGTCGGCTGCGCGAGCAGGCCGACCGATCGCAGATGCTCAAACGCCGTCACCTCGAATATTTCGTCGCGCTTAACACCGGCAGGGTCGCCCCAGATGTATGGCTTGCAGCCCCTGAACTTAGATTGCAGCTCCGACAGCAGCAGATGCGTGAACCGCTCGAGGCCCATCGAGAACGACACCAGCTCATGCACGATGTGCCAGCGCCCATCGACGCGCTGCGCGAAGACGGCCGCCGGCGTCAGACCAAAGTCGAGGCCGATATGCACGTCGACGCCAGGCGCGATCGGCAGATCGTCGACCATCAGGCTGTCGTCATACTCGGACCAGACCGGCTTGCCTTCCTGCACATACACATATTCGCCCTGTGCGTAGCAGCGGATCCAATCCAGGTTTTTGCCGGCGAGCTGCTGCGCGTAATAACCATTCGGCAGGTTGTCGATGTTCTCGGCGGCGGGGTTCTCTGTCCAATACTTGCCGGCGGCGAAGAGCGCCCCCTCAGTTTCTACAGCCTCGATGACGCCGCCAGGCTGCTTGAAGAACGACCAGCGATACGCGCCGCGGATCGGCTCCCGCTCGGCGACCTTGTACCACCAGTGGTCGTCGTCCATTGGGTTGGTGTCCATCCAGATCCCGCGCCAGGTCGGGCCGCCGTTCGCCTTCGTCGGGAAACGACCGACGCGATGCGTCAGGCCGTCGATCACCGCCTTCGGCAATTCGCGCGCCTCGTTCACCCAGGCGCCGGTCAGCTCGAGCGACAGGAGCTTGCGGACATCTTTCGGCTGGTCGAGTGCCAGGAAGATCACCTCGCAGTCGATGCCTGGGTTGCCGTCCCGCGGCGGCAGCTTGATGTGATGCGTGATCGGCGGCGACCACCGCATGGCGCCGAATACATTCTCGGGGAAGATCTCCTGCCACGTCTTGATCGTCGTCGTTCGCAGCTCGGGATAGCTATTGCGGACAACGACGAACCGCGTGTAGCGAGTGTGGTCGAGCGGCGACGGCGCTTGCTTGACGGCGCGCAGCATGATCTCGGCGGCGCTCGCATAAGACTTGCCGCTGCCGACAGGGCCGAGCAGGCCTCGAACAAAACTGTCGTCGGTCAGAAAGCGCCACACAGTTGGCGACTTGGTAAAATTGAAATCGAGGCCGGCGAGGGCGGCCGTGTCAGCCGTCCCCTGCCTTTTCCCCTTGGGGAGCGGCGGCCGCTTCACTGATCGCACCATCGTCTGCCTTCACCGGCTCAACCGCCGGCCCCCTCAGTGTAATGCCCGATATCGTCGGGCGGCGATCGGCGTCATCGCCAGCCTCGAGCAGGCCTTCGGCTCGCGCTAAGATACGCAATGCAGACAGTTTGTCATGCATTTCGATCTCGATCTCCCTGCCGTATTTGGTCGGCGTGATCTTGATCTTCTTGATGCCGCGTTTCGCGCGCTGCGATAATTTCGACGATGGCGTGATTTGGAGATCGGTGATGTGGCCGTCCTCATCCGTTTCCCACGTCACAACGTCGGTGAGTTGCGATGCGGCGACGGCTTCCAGCTCCTGGCGCACCGCCTCGCGGCGATCTTCGGACGATGAGGCGATGGCCTTGCGGGCGCGTTTCATGAGCAATGTGGCGGCCTCAGTTGTGCGGGCAGGAGTAATTGCAAGCAGCGCCAAGCGCGCTTGAGGCGAACAATCAGCGGGCTATGGCAACGCGGGCATTCGGTCATTTTCCCGGGCTCTACATTCATCTGAGGATTTGATTTTTGCTGGCGTGGATCGGGTGGCGAATGTCGTGGCCGCAGCGGGCGCACTGGTCTATGTCCTGCGGAGGATCGGCCATCGTGCCAGCGACGTGCGTGTGGGTCTTTGCCCAAAGCCGCAGCGCCCAGTAGCCGTCCGGTCGCTCAACCCACTCGCCAAAGCGGATGCTCTTTCCGGCGTCATCCTCGACCTCGACGAACCGGCCCGCCTCTGGACCCGGAGGGCCATCAAAAACTATGTCTATGTGTTTGGTCATTGGTCCGGCCTCAGTTTGACAGTTGTTCGACGCGCACGGCGCCGGGAATGTCACGATACGCGGCGCCATACGCCAGCGTCTCGG